CTTGAAGGTTGCTTTCGTGGTCACGGTCTTGCTCCTGTTGCTATTGGCGGTGGGGTTGGCTTTGGCGTTGTTCGCTTGGCTGGGCATGGTATTGACTCCGATTGGTCTATGGCCGGTTCAGGGTTGGTTCAGGGTTGGTCTAGCGTGCCAGACGCTTCCCTTCGGGGTTCCAGAATCCACGCAAGCTATCCCGATCGAATTGTTTACGTACTTCTACAATCCCTAGATCCCGCTTGGCGCGGCGGCCATCCTGGCCTAGGTTGTTCAGCACATGGCGAAGCTTGATGTCTTGCTCTGCCTTGCGCTGTAGCTTGTCAAGCTGGAAATGGCCGATAACTTCTCGGCCAGTCTGGCGTTGAATCCGGTTTGCCTTGCGCCTTTGCTTGCGAAGCAATGCGCTGGCCTTCGTTGGTGCTGGCATGGTAGCTTCCTCAGGTTTCGTCCTACTGGACTCATCAGGCAGACAGTAACAGTCTGCTACCTGCTGGGGTCCAGTGCCTGCTAGTCACCTAGTCTGGCCGTCTCCCCAGTTTGCCTTTATCGCGGGTACTCGCGCCGTTCTATCCCTGCCCTAGGTGGATTGCCAGTCCAGCCTAGGCGGTGGGCTCGGTCTACTTCCGAGTGTCGGACGCTGCTACGGTATGCGTCATCGCCTTAGGTTACTGCTAGGCTAGGGTGGTTCGGGTTGCCCATCGCTGAACTTCCCGCCTACCTTTCGCTTCGCCCGCTGCCCGGCAGCGGTACCTCTTCGATCTAGGTTGACACTATACAGGGTTTCCCCCGGGTTGTCAACCCCAACAGTCTCGGAATCGTCACCGGCTGTTGTGCGCCCCTATCCATCGGGGTATGGCTCGCATAGTACAGGGTTTCGGCGCAGTGTCAAGCGCCAATACGGAATTAAGTGAGAACCGAAACGGGGTATTCAGTCATGCCCCTATGGATACCCTAGGATACCGCCAGTAACCCCTTGATATTAGCGTATAAGAATCCCTTTAGAATCAGGGGCTTCCGCTTTGTCACATAGTAGTGAACGAAGCGAAGCGAGCGAGCGAAGCGAGGGAGTAAGCGAGTGCATGACCCTGAGCCGTGGAGCGTAGCGAACCGGGCGAGGGGCGAAGCCTGGAGTATCCGCCAGGATGCGAGAGGATGCGGGCAGGGTATCTCGGAAGAGTACCGGAAGAGTACCCAGGGATGCCCCTGGGCGAGCCCGCGAACCTGAGGGCAAAGGGGCAGGGGCGCAGCCCAGCGCCAAAAGGGGGAAGGGGCCCCACCGCGAAAAGGGGCAGGGGCAAAAGGGGCAGGCGAAAAGGGGCAGGAGCGCCTCACCGTACCCACCTGTACCCCCACCTGTACCCCCGCGCCCACCCCCGCGCCCNNNNTACCCCGCGAGTACCCCGCGAGTACCCCAGGGATGCCCCTGAGAGGCGCTGAGAGGCTCCCCAGCGAACGATAGCGGCCGACCCTAGGCTACCCTACCGGGTACTGAATGCGGCCCAGGGAGCGGCCCAGGGAGCGGCCCTGTACTCTCAGTCACGCGCGCGCGTGTCGCGTCAAGAGGATCGCGCACGCGCGTACTGGAGGAGGGGCCCCCATGGGGGGAACTGGGGCGCGGGGTGGGGTGGGAGCCGCCTTGTACAACCGCACCAGTTTTAGCCCCACCCTTGTGGCTCATACCGGGTCCTCTGGTGAGCACTACCCGGCGGGAGCACCCCAGGTGAGCCGCTATTCTCGATGCTGCACTCGTCCAGGGCCTCGGCGTACCGGAGGACCCCCCGGACCAGCCCGGCGTTCGTCTCAGGGTTGATCGTTGGGTGCTGGCACTGCACCCCGGGGCGCTGCTGCGCAGGCGGTGCGGAGGCACAGCCCGTCGCGAACATCCCGAGGCACAGGAGTGCCGCCCCAGCCAGGCTCAGCGTCGAGCGCTGCCTGGACTTCTGTGCTTGCTGCATCCCACTTCTCCCGTGAAGCCCGCGCCTCGTGGCGCAGGCGGTCGTTCCAGGCCCTCTCGTCGCGCAGGAGGGCCTCTGAGGCTTCAGCCCTGGCGAGGGTACTGCCTAGGCGCTCCCGTGCGTCCAGGAGCATCTTCGTGGCTCCTGCGAGGGCTGCGCCCAGGAGGAGCACCAGGCCGATCAGGACCAGGGTGGACTTGCTGCGGAGGAAACCCATGTCAGCCCCCCTCCCGGAGGTCTTGGATGCACAGCTCGTACTCAGCAGCCCTGCGGTTCTCCAGGCCCTTGTGCGGCACGAGCTGCACGGTGGCGCGCCACCCCCTGGCTGTGCCCTTACTGGTCCGCCACGGGGCTACCAGGGCCGCACACGCGGCCTCCCAGTTCCCGTCCCGGAGGTGCGGCAGCATCGGGCTTGTTCGGAACCCGCCCAGGCCGGCGTTGTACGCGGCCGAGGTCATGCTGGCGTGCACACTCCCGGGCATGTCCCGCTGGACCTCCTCGGCTACCCCGTACCAGAACCGCTCCGTATCCCTGAGCAGTTGCTCGGTGCACTCCTGCTCGGTGAAGGTGCGGCCGTTATCGGCGGGAAGGGTGCCCCCGAAGCAGTACGTATACACCCCGCCTGCATCGGGGTACACGGTGCGGACCTCGCCCTCACGGAGGCCGATGAACGCGGCGCCGGCCACCATGTTCGCGGCGACCCCAGCGGCCAAGAGGCGCTGGGCCAGGGTGCTCTTAAGAGACATCGGCGGGGTCCTCCTTCTCAGCGGCGGCAGCCTTCCGGGCAGCCCGGGCGGCCTTCAGGTCGCGGTACGTCTTGAGTACCTTCGGCACCTGTACGTACAGCATCGCGAGCAGGTACAGCACCGTCAGGAGCGATACCACGTAGTTCAGGGTGGCGAGGCTCACGGTGGCCCCGGCGATCGCCACGCTCCCCCTGAGCGCGTCTGAGGACACACTGCTGTGCCCGTTCTGAACGTGTTCTAACCATCTATCAAGCACGCTGTGCTCCTCCTCGTCTGCCGAACCGGCGGCGGAGTGCCGCGTGGTTCCGCCCGCGCTGTGCGGGCTTGTGGTTTCCGGTCCCCATGGGGTCCTGTATAAACGCAAGCATCTCCCGCTTCTCGCGGGTTCGCTGTTCCTTCTCCTCGTCAATCACGAGGTAGCCTACCAACTGGCGGCACAACTGCTCCAGTACGTCCACCCGGTCGTCCTTCAAGAGGCTGCCCCGGTCAGTCGTGATGTTCTGGAGCTGGTACAGCCCGCTGTACTGGAGCCGCTTGTCCGCGCTGTACTGCCGGGTGAGCTCGGCGTCCATCTGCACGGCGCGGCGGTGCAGCACCAGGCGGTGCCGCTGCAAGATCGGGCGGATGCTGTCGATGATCCGGCGTTCCTTCTGCCCCGTGCTGTACTCCTCGTCCACCCCTACGCCACTCACCCGGCGCTTCCCGTCAGGGCCGGTGCCGTTCATGTAGTTCAGGAGCAGCTTCGTGACTGCGCCGGCGCCCATGTTCTTCTCGACCACCACGCGCTTCACGTTGAACTCGATGATGAGCTGTACGAGCTTCTCCAGGTTCTGGTCGGCGAAGCCGCCCCTGAGGCCGCCCCAAGCCGCCACGTGAATGTACGGCCCGACCACCCCGCCGATGCAGAACGCGAGTTCGTCGCCCCCCTCGCCGGCCGGGTCCACCGTCATGCACAGGTCGCGGAGCGGCGTGTACTGCTCGGACGTGCTGGCAGGGCGGTGCAGCTCTGCGCGGAGGGCCTCCAGGCCCTGCACAGACGGCCACAGGAGCCGGGGGTCGGCGGCCCAGGCCAGGGTCTCGGGTACCGAGTCGTGCGCGATGTCGGGCACGATGAGGTCCCTGAGCTTCAGTTGCTGCCGGGCCTCATCCATGAGCCGGGTGTTCAGCATGAATTGCAGCTCGAACGTCTCCGGCCCCTGGTCCAGTTCCTTCGAGCACAGCTCCTCCTCGTCGAACCGGTGCGGGTCGGTGGGCCAGCCCCGGGAGCCGTCGAGGCCCCCACCGGAGCGGCACCTGTCGCCCAAGAGTTCCATGCGCTGCACGACACTGGGCGCGAGGTTCCCCTGCATGGCCTCTTCCTGCTCCAAGGTGGGGAACCGGCCGGGCCAGATGCGCACCTCGAACCCCCGGGCGGGTAGCCCGTTGTACACGCTGTCCTTCGTCTGGGGCGTGCCCAAGTACAGGATGCGCCCGTGCGTACAGATCGAGGTGAACTCGCGGGACAGCAGGGCCAGGTGGTCCCGCTGCGTGGCCGTGAGGCCGTTCTTCGTGGTCTCGATGTCGTCGGGGAGCAGGATGTCTGCCCGGAGCCCCTGGAGCGAGGCCGTAACCCCGATGCAGTTCACCGAGGCGGACTTGTCGATCCCCTTCAGGCTGTAATGCACGTCGAACTCGACGGTGCTCACGCGGTCCCCGGCGTACTTGTCGGGCTTCAGGTACTCCAGCCGGGGCCACTTGTGCAGCAGCCCGTGCATGAGCATCCCGTTCTCGTCAGCCTTGTCCTGGGACCCAGAGATAAGCAGTACGCGGTGGCTCGGTTGCTGAACGAGCGCCCAGAGGCCATAGATGCACGCGATGGTGCTTTTTGCTTCGCCGCGCTGGGCCTCGATCAACTGCTTATCGGACCCGTACTGCATCTGGTGCGCTATGTCGGCCTGCATCCAGGTCATCTTGAACCCGAGGAAGGCCATGGCCTCGCGGCAGAACTCTACGAACTCGGGGTACATGTCGCGGGTGAGCTTCGCCCGCTCGTACCGTTCGCGAATATCCATTCAGGCTCCTCAATATCGGTCAGTTCAGCGGGTACAGGGCCTCAAGGTCGTCCTTCGCGAGCTCGATGGCTGCGATAGCCCCGCCCCGGCGCTCCCGGCTCTGTCGCTGGAACTCCTCGCGGAGCTCCTGGATGGCGGCGTCGTCCACGGGGTCACAGGTGATGCTGTTGTCCTTCAGGAACTTCGCCACGGCGGCCAGTACGGACGCTGAGACGGGGACCGGGGGGTCTTGGTTCCGGTACCAACGGAGCTCCTCCTGCATTACTTCGGCCAGGAGAGCGTGAAGCTCTCCGAGCGCGTCTGGTTTAGCTGCCATGGTGTCCTCCTGGCTGTGCGTTCATACCGATCAGTGCCCAACGACGAACCACATGATGTCACCGCCGACGTTCCCAACCGCTGCCGTGATGCTCGATGCCGTCAGGCCCTGCACCCGGATGTGGAAGTTCGTGAGCGTGTTGTTCAGCAGGGTTACCATCGCTACCATTGCCTTGTTCTGGAACGGTACCTCGAAGTTCTGGGTGACGGGGTTGTTGGACGTGGCCCCCACCATACGGCCCCACTTCAGCTCCAGCCCGTTCGGGAACACAGCTCGCCCCTGGGCGGCCGCACTGGGCCCCTGGGATAAGAACCCGGCGAGTGACTGGCCGTTCACGAACAGCCCCTTGGCGTTCAGGGTGCCATCCCCCATGAACCCGCCGATGGCACTTTGCAACAGGGTCGCCCCATCAGCCCGCCGTACTTGGACAGCCTTGCCGATCGCCCCGCCGAAGTCGCTGTAGCTCATGAGCTCGAAGTTGCTCCCGGCGTTCCCACCGGTCTCGGGATCGTTGTTCGCCCCGAAGTTCCAGCGTGCGGTACTCCCTGTGCGAAGCACCACGTCCCGGAGCGTCCCGGCGTTTGCTTGGAGGTTCAGGCGAGCCCCGCCGGCGGAGCCAACCAAGGTCTGGGTGTTCCCCCACTGGGTGTTGTTCTGGCACACGGGCACCGTGTTCCCGGATACGCCGACGTTCATGAACGCAGCACCCCCGCTATCGACGACATCCGCGAGGCTGTGCTGGTGCACAAGTGGCGCTGTGTCGTTCAAGGCCGCTACGAGCCCTGTAACGTCCGATATACCGTGCGTGTGCACTAGGGTCGCCTTGCCATCCAGGGCATCTTGGAGCCCCGTCACGTCCTCGATGAGGATCTCCTCCATCCCAGCCGCCAGGGCCTCGTCGATCGCTTGGGTCACGCTCCGGGTGGCGTCGTACCCGACGATGTTCCCACCCTGGTTCCAGTCCGCCAAGGCGGCGGCGAGGGAGCTGGCGTCGGAGCCGGCAACCAGCACAGGGTCTCCGTTCCCGTCGAACACGAGGGTCCGCCCAACCCGCTCCGCGGCGGGCGGGAACGGCGGCATGACCTCGCCCAAGGGGGCGCGGAGCGTGCGGTTCGCCAGGGCCGTTTGCTGGCCTTGGATATCCTGCTCGAACGCC